CCTGCTTCAATGGTAAACGCTTCAGTCGTCTCAAGCGTCTTGTTCATCACCATACCATCTTCAGCGGTAAATTTGCGAACGTTCGAAATGTCGTAATTGCCCCAGTCCTTGTTGGCGTCGATGGATAACTGTGAAATTGTAGACGCAGCCGAAACAGTAACAGTTCCATCTAAATCATCGGTAACGTTAATACCAGTCCCGAAGTTGACACCAGTTGAAGGGTCATAAATAACTGTTCCATTATCTTCAACAGTTACACCAAGGTCGGAAGCATCTTTTCCGTCAACTTGGTCAGCATTAAGCCCACTTCCTGCACCATCAGAAATGTTGAGAGTAACTGAACCACCAAGTGAAACAGAGCCACCCCCAGAAAGATTAGACCCGGCGTTAACTGTTACAGAGTCGTTTTGAAGACGGCCCTGTGGAATATACCCAGTACCGGAATCCCAAATGGTCGTGGTTCCGTCTTCGAGGTCGTTTCCGCCGAGGTTGAGGATACCCGACATGGAATCTCCACTTTCAAGAATATACCGACTGTCATGAAGGTGCCCCGAATCTGCAAACGCGCTCGGTGATTCTCCACCAACGGTATCTGCGTTATCAGCTTGCGGAACATCAGCGTTGTTGTTCACCCACGACTGTGTGGCAGCCGTGTCTCCACTGATTGTTAAAGAACCGTTCGGAATCTTGACGTTACCATTGCTCGCAAAGCTCGCAACGTCGGTTCCCCCATGACTGAAGCCAAGGTCACCGGTTCCCGAATCCTCGGTTGCCTGCCAGTTCGAGCCATCGCTGTCGCTATCGGTGAACTGAAGGAGGTTCAGTCCGACGATGTTGTTGTCAGAGAGGTCGGCGTTACTCTGTGCGACGAGTCGGCCGGAGACGGTGAGGTCACCGCTACCGACATTTACCGAACCGCTTTCGGTTACCTCAAAGTTAACGTCTCCCGTCACCGAGGAGTTGACCAATAGAGATTTTGCGTCGGAGAGGTTGATTCTGAACCCATCATCAATACCGGCGAGATTAGCAATATTGTTACTACCGAAGTCAACGTCACCGGAAAGCGCCGCACCAGCGGCGCGGGCCTGCTCCAGAGAGACGCTGTGCGGGTTGTCAGAGCGATTCTCGTGGTTGCGAAGGTCTTTCCCCATCGCAAGGTCTTCCCACGACGAGGTGTCCGCACGGAAGCGGAACAGGCGGCGCTCACCGTCGTCGGTGTCGTAGAAGAGGTGACCGTCCTCCGGTGACCCCGGCTGTGCGGTTCCGTAGTCGGATTCGATACGGCTGTTCGTGAGTGGGATGAGGTGGTCTTTGATGTCACCGATGATGTTGTTGGTTACAAAGTTATCCCATGCGTCTACAGGGGCCTCGTTTTCGAGGTAACTGTAGTTGTCTGGGAACTCCTGACCGGTTGCACCCCACGATTTGAGGTTGGTGTTGTAGTCTGCCATGTTTCAGTTTATGATTCCTGCGTATGTTCCGCCGCCGTCTTTTGGGTCACCGTTGGTGTCAAGTCCATTGTAACCATCATATTGACTCCAATTTGACGTTTCGTTGTACGTAGATGGACTAACGTACTTGAACGTACCTTTGGTTAACCCGTTGACCTCGTAGCCTGCTGGAACAAGGTCACTTAATATCTCTGCTACTTCCTCGTTGCCCAGATTAAGACTTTCCAACGCCGCCGCGGGCATAATGATGTTCACCTGAGCCGCGTTTGGGCCATCCGAATAGTCGATGTTCCTGATGTCGGTATCCAGTATCGTGGAAACCGAGTGGAGTATGTCAGGAACGGTCGCCTCCGCAGTGTTAACCTGATACCGAGCAAAGATACGTGAACGATAGTGTTCTTTCGTTTCTCCGCCTCGGTGGTCAAGGTCAACCAGTTCCGCAAGTTTTTTCAGTTGGTCGATGGTATCCGCGTTCTGAACCTCGGTCGCTCGGTCAGTTGCGGCAAGTTGGCTTTCTATCTCCGAAAAACGGTTACCTATCGGAGTATAGAGCTTCCAGTTATTCGACTTCTCGTCGTTCTCCATGAACGACGGAAGCGTGTCTATCAGGTACTCGGTGTTGTCGGTGTAGTTCCCGTCTTCGGGTCCAAAGTCAGTCGGCATCTGTTATTAATTCACCTCAACCGTGAGCAAATCGGCGCTCGGTCGTGCATCGGTTATCGCCTGTTCGTAATTGGCAACCGATACGTTGTTTTCCGATGTTGGACCAGAAGAGGTGCCAGCGTAGACGTGATTGATGTCGTACACACCGGTGACCGACATGACCGCCTTTTCGAGACTTGCGTGAACAACCTCTTCTCCGGTTCCAAGTTCACCGCTCTCCTCTGCACCCGTTGAAGTAAACCCACCAATATACTCAACGATGGCATCACGAACCGCATCATCACCCGCATAACCGGATTCGGTTTTGATGTCGATGTCAACGTAAATGTCGAGTGAGGATGAAAGCGAGAAACCCACAGGGTGTTGCTGTCCGTTAGGGAGGTCGGTCATGATTTCCCCATCGGCGGTTACAAACTCCTTATTGGTGTCGAGAGAGTCGCCGTTCTCGGCGGTAACCGAGATGTCGCCAACCGACTTTGTTTCCATGAGGACCTGTGCCAACTTTTTGTGAGTAGCATCAGTTCCGTCAGTAGTCGCCACAATCTCAAACGAGTGTGAAGGTAACCCATACCCACGACCGTTATCATTGGGTGTGTCGTTGATTAAGATAGTAGCGTCGGTGACTCCATCAATAGAAAGGGTCTGACTTACGAGAGCGGGACCCGTTGCACGGGCACCGTTCGCAAGTTCTTGTTTCGCCCGAGAGCGAAGTTCCTCGTCTGTTTCAGCATCTGTACCACCACTGGTCTGTTGTGGGTTTATGACGCTTGCACCGGGGAACGGTTTCCCATCTGGGAAAACCGAAATCGTATTGGACCCAACGTTGCTGTCAACACCACCCTCTTCTGCTTCGATGGGCGCGGTTACTTCGGTTGTCCCAGCTTCGAGGGTTCGACCATCGGTGACCACAAAACGAACTGCATCTTCGCTGTTGGTTGCCACAGTGGTTCCGGAAGGAATATTGTGAGCAACCGTGTCAGGTGAATCGAGAGTTATCTCAACTTCTCCAGTCGCAGTCCTCGCTTCCTGACGTGGCACGCCAATGAGAGCCGTCAGAAGGCTGAGAGCGGCTCCTTCAGCGTGTTCAATCTGGGCCGAGTCAAGTATCAGCCCAAGGTCGTTCTGTAGCTCTACGAACCGCTTGGCGACCGGTATGTAGAACATCCGGATAACCGCCGCTTCGTCGTCATTGAGGTCCTCACCAAGTTGCTCCTTGGCGTCAGCCATGAGAGCATCGAGGACAGCCGATTCCGTGTCGCTAATGTATCGTCCGTTTACAATTTCTCCCATTACTCTCTCACTTCAAATGACCCAGTTTCACCGGTATCATAAATTAGGGTAACCTTTGCAGAAGCGGTGTTTGTCTCTTCGTTGGTTACCCGTTCTACTTCAACTTCTTCGACTCCCTGAACGTATGATTTTTCATCAACTACGTTCTTGGCTTCGATTTCTATTCTTTTGACCGCGTTGGTTTCCGATAGTGACCCAATGTTTTCGTAGAAATATTGGGTCACCAGTAGGCCGATTGACTGCTCAACTGCGCGACGGCCTTCAATTGTCGCAAGGTCATTGCGGTCGTCCAGTTCCACGTCTCTGTCTTTGTTTAGCAAAATGTCCATAGCAATAGCTGGCCGTCGCTACTCTACTATAATCAATATACGACGGTTTATATAGGGTGTCTCGGTTACCTGCACTCCACTATGTAGTACAGTACTGTTATCAGCGTTGGTACCCGTCGTTGGTACACGTAGTTGGTACCGTCAAGAACGCCGCGTATATACCAACTACGTGTTACCGCCTACTCCGCAGAAGTAGTACTCGTCTTGGTCAGGGAGATGTCCGTGACCTTGCCCTCGCCGTCGGTCGTCGTAGAAACGTCCGTGACGAGCGCAGCATCGTTTCCACCGGTGCCGAGGGTGATGGAACCTCCATCGACTTCGACGGCCTCAGCGGACGATACAGACACCTTTCCGGAGGCGCTGATGTCAACAGTGTAGTTTCCACTGCTGTCCTTGTCCACTGTGATGGCCGTCTCGTCATCGAACTGGAAGGTCATGGACCCCTCG